GCCGCGCTAGAAGATTAACCGAGGGGCCGAAAGGCCCCTTTCTCTTCTGTCGGTACTAGGCCCCCGGGCCGCAGGCCGCAGAGATTGCCCCTTATTACAAGGGCCGCAGGCCGCAGGGCCGCAGGAATAAAGATTGACCGCATAACTAGTTATGTTATTATTATATTTCGGCTTATCTATTGGAGGATTTCAGATGTCGATACTTTCTCAGACTCACAAGATGCCCGGCAAGTCTATCAGTCTTGATGCCCGGGAATGCAGGACCGGAGCCAAGCTTGCCAAGGTCCCCGGTTCAGTGTGCCACGGATGCTATGCATTAAAGGGCCGCTATCGTATGGACAATGTCCGCGCCGCAATGGCCCGAAGACGCGAGTTTATGACAAGCGCATCATTCGTTGATGATATGACCGCGGAGCTGTCCCGGATTCGCAAACCCCATTTTCGGTGGTTCGATAGTGGCGACGTGCAGAGCGTACAAATGGCAGTAGATATTGTGGAAGTGTGCAAGCGCACGCCACACTTGCAACACTGGATACCCACCAAAGAGCCCGCTATTTGGTCCGAGGCCCTGAAGCATGTCACGCTCCCGGACAATGCAATTTTGAGACTGTCCGCACCATTAGTTGACGACGCGGCCCCGGATTCTTGGGCCAATACTTCCACGGTCCACAAAAACGGGCAGCCTATCGGTCACGAATGCCCGGTCAAATCGGGCAAGGAACAATGCAATACCTACAATTGCCGCGCATGCTGGGACCGCTCAGTACCAAATGTATCCTACAAGCACCACTAACCACCAAACCGAGGGCCTCGGCCCTCGGATTTCCCTTATAGAGACTCCAGCCTTTGAGACCCGGATTTCCCTTATAGAGACTCCAGCCTTTGAGACCGCAGGGCCGCAGGACTTGACACGCAGGGCCGCAGGCCGCAGAATTACCCCAAGTTTCTTAGTCCTCCAATCTAAGAAAGCCCGCCCCGCCTAGTGCGGGGCTTTTTATTAGGGCCGCAGGCCGCAGGGCCGCAGAAGTTTCTCATAATGATCAAGGCCGCAGGCCCGCAGGGCGTCAAACACCTCTCCGAGGACCTCGAATTGAGAGCCCCGGCCACAGGCCACCCCCTCAGAGGCCACAGAACGCCCGTCACGCCCCTCAAATAAAAATAGACCTCCATCCTTGGACCGCTTTACTAAGATAAAACTGAGGCCTCCTGCGTGGCTGTGAGCGGTATGCCACGCAACCTGTTGGGGACTTAGCTTAATCGAGTTAGCTTTTATTACTTTTAATTCTATCCAGAGCGGTAAACCTTCCCAAAGGATATATACGTCAGGCATCCCCGCGGAGACTCGGTTCTCTAGCCTCCACGCGTAGCAGTTCTTGGGTAGGTTCTTTCTGATCGTGCTCCAAAAATTCGCCTCCGGTCCCCGTGACATCGGTGTATTCTCCCTCAATAAATGCGTGCGGATATTTCTTCTGTAGTTCAGTCAGTCGAGCGACAATGTCAGCTCGAGACATATCGTCTAGTTTGTTGGTCACTTCTCTTCGGTCTATCGTCAGACCACCGAGTGCAGAGCGTATTTTCTCAGCGTTGATGGCGGCGGAGAATTGTCCCGCGTCTTCTGCCCCTTCAGACAGTTGACACAGTCGTTGCATTTGTCCAATCAAGGTGACCCCGTATCGGCGCTCCCTTTCTTCCCTCAGTTCTTTGATGTACTCAAGTACTTGGGGGTGCTCCCGACCTGCCAACAGTTTGTGTGCGTAGACTGCCGCAGTGGCAGAAGAGAACCCTGCCTTTCTTGCACACTCCGCATTCGAGTACTGGCCCTCCACATAATATTTTGCAAACTCTCGCTGTCGGTTAGTCAGCTTTCTTTCAGATTGTTCTTCTACTTGCGAGGCGATTTTATCGCTCATCGATGTTTCTCCTATAAGGGGGATAAGTTCAATTACGTTACATTTCATTTTTGAATTTGGGAAGGATCAAGCCTTGTGATGTTAGTTTGTCACTAAAACAGGGTGAAATAGTGTAACGAGTGTGACGAAAAAAAGGAAAGTGTAACGAGCCAAGATCCAAGGTTCGCGGTACATACAGAGAGATCCGTTACACCGTTACACTCGTCACACCGAATAAATAAAAAAAATAAAAAAATCTCAAATATTTTTTACCCCCCTATAGTGTAAAACGTAACGGCCTCCAAAAAACTATTGTACTCACACATTACTTTGTGTAATCTAGCAAGTGGGTTAACTATAAATGGAGGATTCCCAATGGCACAATTAGGCCGAGATTTTGTTTTACAACTGTCTGCTTTCGGAGCGGACTTTGAGTTCAATGGCAATCACTACAAGACTCTGTGGACCAATGTCCGAGGTCCGGTACGCAAGCGCCGCGACTACAAGCAGGATTGGATCATGGTTGATATGTGGTTGGAAGATGAAGATGCGGCAGTGAACACTGCACCATCGGTTGCTGTTGGTTCAGATGCGTGGACCGCGGCCCTAGAAGCCAACACCGCGCATGATGCACTCTTTGGCAATCGTGTTCGTATCGGTGAACTGGGTGCGTTCCAGTTTGATGATGATTACAGACCGGATTACCCACAGCACATAATTGAGGAGCAGATGCTCCGGTATCTTGAACAGTTTGAGCGTAAGCCTGAGTATCACGGCAATGATGTCTGGCATGAGATGTTCATCGACATTTACAAGCAATACGAATTCTATCGTGAGCATGAACTCCGCAATTCAATTTTCTTTTATCACTGGTCGCGTGACTGTGACCTTTGTGAGTCTGAGGGAGTTGAGGTATTCAGCAACTGGTTTGAAGCGGCTGAGTGGATCAATTGTTTCGGTGAGTCGGCTGAGGGACCTCAGTCATTACATCAGATGACGTATGAGCAGTGGCGGGTGTTTGATCCTGCCCCTGTGCGTGATCGTGGGTTGGAGCAATTCGAGGAGCGTGGGTACGGATCATGAGTGATTTTGGAGAGGCGGCAGATGCCGCTAGGAGAATGAAAATGGAGCTTAATGCAGTGGAGCAACCGTTAAAGGTTAAGTTTGTCGAGTCGGCAACTTTGCGTTGGTGGCAGTCGCCTGAGTGGACGGTGTTCGTTGATGAGGATGGTGATCCTGTTGGATTCGAGCATTCCCAGTTTGGTGAGGATGGAGGCACTGGCGGCCTGTGGTTCGATGGCACACATTTGGTGGATTACGACGGTGTCTACAATCTACCAAAGGGTGTGATCGAGATTTGTGAGCATATTGGTTTCAATATGGACTACGCGAAAGATGATGACTATTCGGAGGGGGAGTCATGAATGATTTTATAAAAGAATACAACGCGAGTGCTGAGAAGCATAACAAGCGCGTGAAGTCGATCCGCGAAACGCGGTTGCCGAAGTCATGCACAGCGGCCATTGATGAATCGATCAAGGCAATGGACCAAGTCCATGAGCAGGTGTGCGAAGGCGTAATGCACGGGTATCACTCGCTGATGATGGATGATGTCGTCAGGTTGGTGAATGCGATGCATAAGCTGAAGTCTGAGTTCGAGTATCGGGAGCTGAGGCTATGAGCAAAGGTTGGTATGTCAAGGTGGAGACCAATGTGATTTTCACGGTGGACACCAATATTGGTGTGGTCGCATCTTGTGAGCGCGAGGCGGCACTTGAGGCGATGTCTATCGTAGAAAGTGACCTTGATCGTCATAGTGAACATTTCAAAGATGCGCTTGAAAAAGCGTTGCCGTGGGAATTGAACATGGGCGGTATAGAATGGAACCGAGGTTCGATGTCCGGTGACATCGATTTCGATACTATGCAGGCCCTGTCGATCACACCTGATCCTGATTTCGATCCGGAAGACGATGATGAAGACGTCAAGCTCCGCAACGTCATGGAAGCGGTCCAGTGTCTCAACGAAGCCTTTCATAATTTGCCAGACGATCATCCGCTACAGGAGTGGCGGGAGACATATGGCATAGCCGAGGTCCGAGATAAGTTGAACTTGCTCGCAGTGTATTGCGACATGACCTATCGGGTGATGGCCGATGAGCAGGGATACGACCTGTGTTTTGACTGGGACTTTGTCCCGCAGTTCCTTGAGAATTGTGTCGAGAATGATTTCAGTCCCAAGTCGCAGGATGCTCATGTTCTGTCAATGTTCTGGAGTGCGAGATGAGCAAACGAGCTTACGCAAAGAACAAATTAATCAGCCTTATGGATGAGTGGGTCAAAACTTTTGATCCTCCTGAAAACTTGTTCAGGAGAGAATGCCTTCAGTACGAAATTAATTTCTGGAAAAGGCGGTATAAGATAAATCCAACGCCAATTGAATGGAAAGACGATGGTCGTTATGTCTGTCATGTAGATATTCCAGAGGAGTATGAGGTATGAGGACCCAAAAACTCGGTTATGTTCCGAAAAAATCGTTAAAGGCTCCAAGTTTGGTGAGCAAACACGCAAGCAATGGCAAATCAAAAAGGAAAAAGAAACGTGGAAAGAAATAACGAAGGCGCGATTTGGGGTAACACGCGCAAAGAAAAAGATACCCATCCGGACTTCACGGGCAATGCCGTGGTCGATGGTGTCGAGTATAAGATAGCCGCTTGGAAGCGCAGACCTGATGCGAATCCAAAGGCCCCGAGCCTGAAGTTCAAGTTCGAGAAAGCGCAGATCGATATCGAGGAGGAAATTCCAGATGCCGAATAAAAGACCCACACAAAAAGAAATCTCGGAAATGACGGGGCTATCCGAAAAATCTGTATGGTTGGCTTTAAAAAATCCTCAAAATGTTAAAAAAAGCACATTAGAAAAAGTAGAGCAAGCATTAGGAGGAAATTTGTCAGCAACTCGTGTTTTTTTAAAAACACCTGTTGAGAACTGGGCAGATGAATTAAGCAAGCTATGTTCTAAATATTCTGGTGAAGATTGGGGTTTTGAGTTTAAAGCCGCGGAAGAATGTTTTGAGTTCAAAGGATTTATAAATATCCAGACTGAAATAACAGGGAGCCGTGGAAAGCATAGTGAGGAGCAAGTCAATGCCGATGATCTATAAGGTCCGAGATCCGGTGACCAAGCGCAATGAGTATTTTGCATCGTATCCTCAAGCGCGGAAGGCGAGGCTTGATAACGAGGATGCGGCGTTGGAGGTCATGGAGTACAAATACAAGTGGCAATTGGTTGTTATGATGAATACTGCATACAAAGATGGGAGGGATGATGTTCTTACTGGTGTGGAGTAGAAAAAAAGAGCCCAACAATCTGAGCGATCATTGGATTGCCTGCGATGATTACATGAGCGCACTTGAGCATTATCAAACATTGCTCGAGGATTCAGAAGTATATAGCGCGTCGATTTGTACGCCATTGACTTCTACTGAAGCTCATTTTGTGGAGGAGGACCTGCATGAATAATAAGGTGCATACAAATCATCACAAAGGGACCTCGGTTGACGAGGTAATGACATTCTGGAGTCGAGGCAGATCCCTGCAAGAGACGGCAGATAAATTTGGTCTGACGTACCGGGCGGTCGAGCAGATGGTGTCTCGCTACTCACATCGTTATGAACGTGCGTTTAATTTCCCGCACATCATTCACGCAAAGAGGTTTGGAGCATGAGCAAGATGGGTGACTGGGTCATAGACTTAGAGTTCGACAAAATTAATTTGAGTCGTGAAGAGTTTGTGAGTAAGCACGGCAAGATGTTTGCATATATTTACGATGAACAATTGGGTATAATCCCAAAGGTTCGCAAAGTTGAAACAAGGAGTTATGAAAATGCCGAAGAAATCGACGCCAGAAAGACCAAAGACGACCGACAGAAGCCAATACCGGACAGTCGCGCTTCCGTTCTATGAGTATAAAATGTTAAAAGAGATGGCTACAGAGGACCATCGGTCCATCGCCCGTCAGCTCGGGATGTATATACAGGAGATATACAATGAAAGGGATCAGAGCTAGCGTTCTGGTCGTGTCTCTTACCCTGCTCTCCGGAGCAGAGGCAAGAGCGACTGAGCAAGATCCGCAGTATTTGTGCAAGAGTTTTGCTGACGTGGTGTATGCCATAGCAAAGCGCAGGGATAACGGTGAGACGGTCTACGAAGTTAGAAATCTTATCCTTAGAACGTTTGATGAGTCGATCAGAGAGCCTTCGTTGAGGCTTGCGGATTTTGTTTTCAAACGTCCTTGGTCTCCCGCAAACAAAGAAGCAGATGATTTCTTGAAGCAGTGTTTGGCAGGGATCAAGGCAAAGCCCGCAAAGCATATAATGTAGTGTAAAATCCGATGTATGTCGGACATTGTACACACACTTGCTAGAAAGGCGGGCATCGTAAAAAACGAAGACCACACACTCCTTGCAGAGAGGCATGGGTTCCGAGGCTACCTTGCAAACTTAGCCGAGTTGACCGAGTTTGCTAGGTTAGTGGGCCAAGTAGCGAGAGCCGATGAACGGAGAAAATATGAAAGATCCGATGACAGCACCAGTGCCAAGAATGGCTGACGAGTTAAACTACTTAGAAAACGTTCGCGCTTACATGAGTCAGACAGAGTATCAACAATACCTCGAGCAAAGAGCCATTGAGGCGTTGATTAAATACCGAGCAACATCAGACCTTGAGTCTTTAGAAGAGATGCAGTTTTTTATGCACCGCATCACGCATGAGATTTTCCTGGGGCTGAAAAAGATAGATGACGACCGTACAGTGCAGGACCAGATCAGGCGTTTGAATCTTTTGGCCTCAATCCATGAGGGCGAAGATGGGATGGTTTAGTCCATCATTCCTTCTCGACGATACTTCCGAATAACATCCTCGATGCCTCGACTCGCAGGCCGAGGTTCGAGGTTCACGATCCCACCCTCCGCGAACTTCATCTCATCAGGCACTACACTCACCTCGGGGAACTCCAGAACAAAGTGTTCGGTACTTCTTTGGTCAATCACCTCTGTACCGATGTCATTGTAAATGGTACTGGGTACTTCTACTTTGCGGTAAGTGAAACCTTCACCAAGGTCTTTGACTGTTTTGTTCAGTAACTTTTTGACGTTGGAGTCTGAATATCTAACGCCTGCGGCAGAGGTAAAACTGTTGGGTAAAACTATACCTTTCG